TGTACTGGTTGGGAGCGGATGCCCGCGGGCGCGGGATAGTGTATCGGTCCAACGGGTACAACTTTACCCGCGTGTCCACGCACGCCATCGAGTACGAGATCCAGAGCTACGGCGACATCTCGGATGCGATCGGCTACACCTACCAGCAGGCGGGTCATGCGTTCTACGTTCTGACCTTCCCTGCGGCCAACAAGACCTGGTGCTACGACGTTGCCACGCAGTTGTGGCACGAACGCGCCAGCTTCCAGAACGGTGAGTTCGGGCGTCATCGGTCCAACTGCCAGATGGCGTTTAACAATCAAGTCATCGTTGGTGATTACCAGAACGGCAACCTGTACGCCTTCAATCTGGATTCATTCACCACCGAGTTTGCGTTGCTGCTGGAGAGCGGGTCTTTGCTGCTCCTAGAAAACGGCAGTCCTATCACTTTGGAATCCACATCGGGCAGTCTGGACAAGTGGCTACGCTCTTGGCGGGCGCTGGCAACTGGCACCAACAATCTGAAACGCACCGCGCAGCACTCGCTGCAACTGGACTGCGAGGCGGGCGTTGGCCTGACCTCGGGCCAAGGCAGCGACCCGCAAGTGCTGCTGCGGTGGTCCGATGACGGAGGCCACACATGGAGCAACTACCACAGCCGCACGATGGGGGCGACGGGCGAGTACGGCCAGCGCGTCATCTGGCGGCGCTTGGGCATGACCGAGAAACTGCGCGATCGCGTCTACGAGGTGACAGGGACCGATCCCGTGAAGGTGGTCATCATGGGCGCGGAACTGTTTGTGACGCCGACAAGTGCCTGACATCTCCCAGATCCCCGCGCAGCGGGTGCCGTTCACCGATGACCAGAAGATGGTCACGCGGGAGTGGTATCGGTTTCTGTTCAACCAGTTCACGCTGACCGGCGCGGGCCAGAACGCAACGACGCTGACGGAGGTGCAGTTCGGACCAACGCCCGCGTTTCAAGCCTACCCGCGCATGCCCTACGGTGTGTTCTTTGACACCACCAACCAGACGGCCCCGGCCAATACCGTTCGGGTAATGTCGTACAACACGACCGACATCTCCAACGGCGTCAGCATCGGGACTCGCACGGCGGTAGTCACCGGCACCATCAACAACGGCGCCGCGTCAGCCGGCACGGTGATGACCGTCACCGCGGTCACCTCTGGGACCATCTTCCTCGGCATGACGGTGGCCGGCACCGGCGTGACGGCCAACACCCGCATCACGGCTTTTGTAAGTGGTACGGGCGGCACGGGTACTTATACGGTAGATACATCCCAACTGGTGACCAGCACGACGCTGACCTGTACCCTGGCGTCCCAGATCACCGCGGCTTACACGGGCGTCTACAACCTCCAGTTCAGTTCGCAATACAATAACACCAGCGTCTCCGTGCAAGACATAAGCGTGTGGCTCCGCAAAAACGGATCTGATGTAGCCAACGCCAACACGATGGTGTCCATTGCAAACAGTCACGGCGGCGTGGACGGGCATGTGGTTGCCGCGTGGAACCTTGTCGTGTCTGTGCTGGCGGGGGACTATCTTGAATTGTGCTGGTCAAGTACGGATGCGGCGGTCAGTATGGCCTTCACCGCGGCGCAATCAAGCCCGGTGCGACCGGCTACACCATCTGTTATTGTTTCGCTTACTTTTTCATCGAGCCTCTAGATGGCCGTCACGCCTAAAGTCCTGATCGCCTCGCAGCAATTGACGAACTCAAACGCCACCTATTACACGGCGACGAACGTCACCACGTTCATTGACAAGATGACCGTCTGCAATACCTCGGGTTCCTCGGTCACGCTCACGATTGATCTGGTCACAGCCTTGGGGTCTGCGGGCGTGAGCAAGCGGATAATCAGCGCACGCACCATTGCGGCGGGCGACACCTACCTCTGCCCCGAGGCCGTGGGGCATATTCTGGCACCGGGCGATACCGTTCAAGGTCTGGCCGGCGCCGTCACCTCGCTTACGATCCGCTCCAGCGGTCGAGAAGTGTCAGGGCTGTAATGGCTACTCCGTGGTGGTTGGGATCGATGAGCAGCTTCGACCCCGAGCAGGGATCGGCCTACTCGTTTATCGACAGGCGTACTAATGCGCCAGTTTTTGAGTCAGCGGGGAAATACTATTACGGCGGACTAAACGACAAAAATTACATGGAATACGTAAACGGTATATCCGAAGATTACCCGCTACGTACCTTTGAGCCTATTCCCGAACAGGACGAGGCCGCAAGAACTGCGACCTTTGTAACAGATGTAGCAAAAGGACTAGCCGCGCCTTATGGGAATCTGGGCGGCGAGGTCGGGGTAATAGACGGGAAGATGTCGTACCTCTACCCGATGGACCGCGGGGCGTCCATTCATGGCGATCTCGGAACCTACGGCGGGGCGCAACGCGCTACATGGTCATCTCCGTCCCAGTCGAAGGGGACCGTAGTCAAGGGACCGGACGGGAATTTATGGGTTGCGCCTCCTGCCGATGCAAGGTTTAGCGAGAGCGACACCGCTGACCATACGACAATGCTGCAAGGAGCATGGCGAAACTTTGGCCCGATCATCATGGCTGCGGCGGCCGGCGGTGCTTTTACCGGCGGCGAGAGCCTTGCCGCAGCCTATGGCGGTGGCGCTACGGGCGCAGCGGCAGCGGGCGCCACGATGGGCGGCATCAACGCCTTGGGAAGCGGGGGCGACGTTGCCGGAGGGATACTAAAAGGCGGTGCGTTGGGCGGCGCCGGGTACGGCATCGGCAACGCCATGTCCGGCACGGGCTTTCCCGCGCCCGTGCAAGCGGGCGCGTCTAACTTTTTAACTGGCGTGCTAGGCGGTCAGTCACCGACGCAAGCCGCGGTGGGCGGGGCTATCGCCGGGGCGAACCGGGCATTTGCCTCGCCATCATATGACGCAGCGACAGACGCCGCGTTAGGCGGTGGCATGGGCGGCAGAGAAAGTCTAAGCTCTAACAATCTTGTGCCTATGGGCAACAATGCACCTTTACCAACAGTTCCAGCGACAACGGGTGGCAAAATGGCAGATGAAGTGTTTGGCAGCGATCTTCCAACGGGGTATTCGCCAGACTACACCACACAAGATGCGGCGCCTCCGGGGTACACGTCGGGGTCTGATCTTCCATCGGGCGATATGTCCGGCGGCGGTGGCGGCATCCCCTCTTGGTTAGCTAATTTCTTTGCCAAGCAGGGCGTCCCCGGTGCGCTGATCTCGGGGGCCGGTGGCCTGCTGGCGGCGAACATGACCGGCAACGCGGCTCGAGATGCGGCAGCACGCTCGGGACAGGCTAGCGAAGCGGCCACCGCGCTTCAGGCGAAGCAGTACGCCGACGCCCAGGCCCGGTCGCAGCCGTTCTACAACGCCGGGGTCAACGCGCTCGCGGCGTATCAGAACCCGGAACTGACCCGCCCGTTTGCCATGACCGACTTCACCGCAGACCCAAGCGCCCCGTTCCGATTCAAAACACAGATGGATGCGATCAACAATTCAATGGCGGCTAAAGGCATGGGCATTTCTGGTCCCAGCATGAAAGGTGCGATAAAGTTTGGCGAAAACTTTGGCTCCCAAGAATATGATAGGGCCAGAGAACGCTACATGCAGGACCAAGCCACGCGGCGCAACACACTAGCCAACATCGCCGGGTTCGGCCCCCCGGCAGCAGGAGCGACTACCGCAGCGGGGACGAACTACGCCACCAATGCGGGTGACTTAGGTGTAAATGCGGCCAACAGATACGGCAGCGCAGACATAGCCGCAGCCAACGCGCAAGCGTCGGCCTACGGAGGCATCGGTAAAACCTTTAGCAACGTGTACTCGCCCGACCCAATGAACGCTTTGCTCGCGCAGATGATGCGGAAACAGTACGGAGTCTGACATGGCTGAGATCAATTTCGGACTGCTTGACACTCAACTACCGGGCCGGATCGCCACCATCCCCTTGCAGGCGCAGGAGGCGGGGCAGGCCAACGCCTTGCGGGCCATGCAGATGATGCAGGGCATGTCGCAGAATCGGTTGTCGGATCTCAATTACAACGAGCAGATGCGCGGGATAGAAGAACAAAAACAGATCCGATCCGCATTGTCCGGTATCGATGTAACAACGCTGCCAGGTCAGAATGAAGCGGTTAGTAGGGCAACGAGGATTAATCCAGACACAGGTTTTAAGTTGCAAAAGATGTTTCGAGATGCAGAAAAAAGTAACGCAGATTTACTGAAGACGCGAGCCGAAACAGACAAAATTGGGTTTGAACGCGCTACTAAAAACCTTGAACAGTTTGCCGGTCAATTAAGGCAAGTGGCATCAGACCCAACAGACGACAATGTACGGGCCGTATTCTCCCGAGGCGTTAGTTTAGGCATTCCAATGCAAGAAATTACGGCAGACCAAGCACGTATCTTGGCGCTTCCATTAGACCAACGCGCAAGGAGACTGGCGTTTTACGGGTCTACTGCTGCCGACATCATAAAGACACTCCAAACAACGACAAGAACCACACCCCTCGGCAATATAAGCAGAGATCAAACGGTTGATTTCTTTGGCCGCCCAGTTGGAGAACCCGTTGACACCCCGATTGGAATATCAGCAAACACCACGGCGACAATAAATGCCGCCAGAGCAAATCATTTAGAGAATTTAGCCCAACAAGGATGGACCTTTGACTCTGACCGAGGCATTGCGGTTAATGCAAGGAAAGGAATATCCAGGCCAATTTCTACATTGATGTCGCCAGTTGGCGGTGGTGGCGTTCCTGCCGCGCCTGCTGGCGTTGCTGCGCCTGCTGTCCCCGGCGTTGCCGGTGGTGGTGTGCCTGGGCAGCGTCAGGCACCCGCAGGGCAACCCGCGGTGGCGGGTGTGTTGGGGCCAAAGCCTGCCGACGTACAGAAAACAGAAATAGAACTAAACAAACAATACGCAAGCGAAAGCAAAGGTTTTACTGAAACAAAACTTGCAATTGATAAAGCAAAAGCAGCACTAAAAGATGCAGCTACTAATCCTACAGCTGGATTATCAGCCGGAACTGCTTTTATGAAAATTCTTGACCCACAATCCGTTGTTCGTGAAACAGAATTAGCAATGGCTTTAAAATCCTCGGGATGGTTTGATCGTGCAACTAATATTGCTAACACATTGCAATCTGGGAAAACAATATTGACTCCAACTCAAATAACAAACCTAAACAAAACAATTGACGGTTTATTTGAAGAAGTAAAAACAGAGCAAAGAATTGTTTATTCTGGATACGCAAGAAGAGCAAGGTCTTATGGATTAGATGTAGGTAACATAATTATTGACAGAGGCCAAAACAAAATAGGAACAACGGAAAAAACGCCCCCAAATGCGCCGCCAATTCAATCTTTCAGGAGACCGTGATGGCAGGCTACGATATTGAAGGCGCAAGGAAAGCCGGTTATTCCGATGAGGCAATTGCAAGAGACATTGCCGATTTCAATAAAATTGATTATTCAGCCGCTATAAAAGGTGGGCATACAAACGACAGCATCATCAAAGGTCTGAGTGTCAACAAAGCAAAGGTAGAAGGTGCAAATGCGCCCGGTGCAACTCGGGGATTAATTTCTGTATTGCAAGGCCCGACGCTTGGGTTTGCTGACGAGATTCTAGGTGGTATCGGGGGCGCTTATGACGCTCTGACAAAAGGCGGTGGTTACCTACCAAACTACAGAGCCAACAGAGATTACCTGCGCGGTGCTGCGGAGTACGAGCAACAACAAAATCCGTACACTACGGGCATAACGCAAGCAATGGCAACGGCGCCGTTGAGCGTTCTCAGGCTATTTGGCGCTGCGCCGCAAACTGCAAGAACGATGGCAGTACCAAACGCAATGGCGGCACCTACTGTAAATATGCTTAATCAAGGATTGATTGCGGCTGGAACTGGCGCCGCATACGGGACGGTCGGTGGTGCTGGTGCATCTACTGCCGACTCTTTTGGGGATGTAGGCATTGATGCATTGAAAGGTGGCGCTCTAAGTGCTGTTCTTGGCGGTGGATCTGTCCCAGTAATGCGTGCTGTTGGTGCTACTGCAAGCAATATCGGACAACGATTTAGCCCCAATAGAGCAACAACCGCAGCACAGTTGGAAATTGCTCAAGCCTTGGCTAGAGATGCTGAAGCAAGACAAATAGCTGGCAATCCTGTTATTGCTGCTAGGAGGACATTGCCAACATTAGGCGACCCCGCGGTCATTGCTGATGTTGGCGGTGCCAGCACTCGCGGCCTGTTGGACACAATGGCAACCCTGCCAGGCAGGACAAAAGAAGCAGCGTCCCAATTTATCCGTCAGCGTGAAAAAGTAGGTGCAGCACCTCGTATGATTGCTGCGGCTGAAGAATCTATGGGCGTTCAAGGGCAAAGGCTTGCGCCGACGCTGGAAGCATTAACAATAAAACAAGCCGCTGATGCTGCGCCGATCTACAAGCAATTGGAAAACGTATCTTTCCGCGCAGATGACGAGCTTGTTAAACTTTTGGCAAGAGCGCCGGGAGCGCACAAAGCAGCAGAAGACGCTGCAAGATTGCGCGGAGAACCACACATTGATTTGTCTTTAATAAAAGCCGGGGATGATATTCCGTGGTGGGCGCTTGATAGCATGAAAAAAACCTTGTGGGCAATGGGAGACAGAGCAAAAGAATCGGTGACTAAAGCACCCACTTCTGAAAGTCGTAACTTCGATATTGCCAGAGTAGCGTTGACTGACAAACTTGATCGGTTGTCTCCAAAAGACGCAGCAGGTAATTCTATTTACAAAAAAGCGCGAGATGCTTTTGGTGATCCTGCTGAATTAAAAGATGCTTTAACTATTGGCGAAAAAGCACTATCGCAAACAGAAGCAAAAATTAGCGATACGATTAAAAACTTTAGTAAAGCGGAGCTTGATGCTTTTAGGATTGGTGCTTTTGAGTCTTTGCGGCAAAAGTTGGGACTTTCTCTTGGCGGTAGAACGGAAATAATTAATGCGTACAGTAATCCGGTAATGGCTGAAAAACTCCAAACCATATTCGGAAGTGAATCTGCGTACAAACAATTTGCTACAAAGATGGCAAACGAAGAACGGTTTAGGCTTTTAAATGCAACTGATAAAGGTTCTCAAACAGTTAGCAGACTAGCTGCTGCTGATGATCTTGGCATGGGGGCATTCAAAGACGTTGCCGGAGTTGCCGCCGGTGTTGCAAGTGGCAGTCCGGTTGGAATCGGGCAGGGCATGGTTAATCTGTACAACCGCACAAGAATGCCCGAGACCACACGAAACGAGCTAGGACGCATCTTGTTGACTGGCGGCCAGGAGGGGCAAAACAATCTTCGCGCCATGATGCAAGCCGGTGAACGTGTAGCAAGGCAACGGCAAGAAGCGGCTCGACGCGCTGGTTTGTTTGCCGCAACCCCAGTTGGCGCGGCTACTGGTTCTGCGGCTTACCAAATGATCCCAGGTATTGATTAAATGGCTAACGCCCCCGAGCTGCACGTTCGCAAGACCTCTAGGAAGATGACATGGCTACCCTGACCCCCTCGCCCTTGATGCAGTTCTTTACCGCCAACGGTGCGCCGCTAGTGGGTGGCCTGCTCTACACCTACGCGGCCGGCACCACCACGCCGCAGTCCTCCTACACCACCGCCGCGGGGACTACGGCCAACACCAACCCGGTGGTGATGAACTCCCGCGGCGAGGCGGCGGTCTGGCTGGACTCGGCGCTGTACTACATGGAGCTGAAGGACTCAACCGGCGCCTTGATTTGGACCGCAGATAACGTCGGCTCCCTGTCAGCCGGTGTGACCAACTACATGACCGTGACCGGCACCGACACGATCCTCGGCACCTTCACGCAGCCGTTATCGACGTACATCGCCGGCCTGACCCTGACCTTCATCGGTGCTGCGGCCAACACAGGCGCCGCCACGCTCAACGTGAACAACCTGGGCGCCAAGGCCATCACCAAGAACGGCACCACGGCGCTGGCCGCTACCGACATCAAGAGCGGAAAGATCGCGCTGGTGGTCTACGACGGCACACGTTTCCAGTTAATCAACCCATGATAACGGTCGTGGAGGTCGATGCGAAGGTCAATTCACATGTGGACATCTGTGCAGTCCGGTACGAAGGCATTGAGAAAGAAATGCGGGCCTCCAACGCCAGACTGAAGCGTATAGAACAGATCCTGCTCGGCGTAGCCGGTACGTTAATTCTCCTGTTGCTCCACATGGTCATCAAAGTCTAGAACGAACATGAAAAAGCTGCTCTTGCTGGCGTTGTTCCCCGTCACCGTGTCGGCTGCGGATCTGATGATCTGCAACGGCGAGTTCGCCTTGTGCGCGGCCTCGGCCAGCGTCCCCACCGGCAAGTCGATCCGCGTGGACGGGACCGAGTTCCAAGAGGGCATGGCGGTCTGTCCGGTCCTGACCGGCAAGGCAATCGCCAATTCCAGCCTGATGAAAGGTTCCTGCAAGGCTCCCGCGGGTAAGGTCTGGTCGCTGTTCTCAACCGTGACCGAGTATCCGCAGGCGCCGTCTTGGGCGGTGGTCAGCATGACCCCGCGATCGTTCACGACCACCACCGAGGCCGGTGGCGGCATGAGCAATCAATGGTCCTTCCTCTGCGACAAGCAGGCCAAGAAGGTCAACGGCGTGCAGCTCGCCAACTGCTACGGCCCGATCAATGAATCACCGTGGAACAACGGTCGAGTGGCACCAGGCACCACCGCGTTCACCGCTGCGCCGGTGGGAGCTGCAAATCCAGTTGGCGGCGATGTCCCCTCGAAAGGAAAATAATCATGGGCTGGCTCAGAAAACGCTTTGGTGAAGCATCAACCCTCGCGGGCTTGGGTGTGCTGTTTGCCGTTGGCATCCCGATGGTGCCGCCTCAGTATCAACTGCTGGTGCAGGGCATTGCTGCTGCGCTCGGTCTGGGTGGCGTTGTCAGGGCTGATCCCGGCAACCGGTGACGCCTAATTTCACCCTTGCGGAACTAACCGTCACCAACCACCGGACGCTGGACAACACGCCAGATCCAGCATCTCGGGCAAACCTGCAACGGCTGGCGGTGTTCTTGGAGTTGGTCAAGGACCGGCTCGGCGGCAGGCCGATCATGGTCAACTCTGCCTATCGGTCAGCCGCGGTCAATGCAGCCTGCGGGAGCCGCGAGACCAGCCAGCATCGCCTCGGTTGCGCCGCCGATGTCCGAGTACCGGGGATGACCCCGGACGCGGTTGTGCGGGCTGTGATGGCCTCGGGGCTGGCGTATGACCAGATTATTCTAGAATTCGATGCGTGGACCCATCTGAGTATCCCCAACACGCTCACGGCGGCGCCCCGAAAATCAGCCTTGATTATTGACCGCGCAGGAACTCGAGCGTTCGCCTAAACTGTCTCACCGATCGCCATCGGTACTCCATTCCCCCCGCCTTGCGCGGGGGTTCTTTTTTACCCTTTGTGGGCGGCGCGTAGCTCTAGTTGACGCATTCACCTACACGGCTGCGGACTGTCGAGCGGGGAGTTTTGGAAGCGTCCTTCCGCAGTCCTCTTACCATTTGCCAATCCGCATGCGTCTAGGCGTCCGGGCCGCGATTCCCGCAAAAGGGAGGAGACGCGGTTTATCAAGACCGCGCCCGGACTAAACTTTACATTACACGTTTTCCAGCGGCTTGCCAACCCTCCGCGCTGCATACGGATCAAAATCGTTGTAGTATTTCACGCGGGTTATCCCTCGACCGAGTACGTCCGGGTCGGCGTCTGCCACTCCCGGTTCGGCGCCGGCGTGATCCACGACGGGTCTTGCCAGACCAGCCGGTTGTTCGGGTACGCGATCCACGCCCCCGACTCAAGCGCGAGCACATGATGATTCTTGTGCTGATCCGGCACCTCAGACCATCCGGTCTTCATCCAGTCCACCGTGAACAGGTAGTGGCCCTTGCGGATCTGACCGTCCCGGCCAAGTGCCGTGACCGCGTGGCCCTTAAGGAACGGCAACGCCACGACGGTGAATTCGTACCCGTAACAGTCCCACCAAGACGACTGCTCGATCGGCAACGGGGCGCAGGGCTTGCTGCAAATCATGTGGATAGGCACCCGCGCCCATTGTGCCCCAGAGTCGAGCATCACTTGGAACATCGGCACCCTCGCTGGCTCGGCGCGAAACGCAAACACTACGGCGGGTGTGAATTTGCCGTGGCCCGTCTGCTCGTTGAAAAGAAATTCGTTTCGGACAAAACAGGGCGTGTACGGTGTTTCGCCGAGGAGTGTCATAGCTTGAACGTCGTGTGGGCCTCGAACAACTGCGCCCGCAGTCGATCGCACTCGGCCTCAAGCTCGATGAGCCGCTTCCCGGCCCGCGTAAGCAGGTCGGCGGTGATGTGATAATCGTCGCATTGGGCATACGACAGACAGGCTTCAGCGAGCGTTTTCATGGTTTACCTTTTGGACGGCCATCAGGATTTTCGCTGCCCGGTCATTGTCACGCCGGAAGTCGGTGTACTTCAGTTCGGTGGATGTCAGGCACTCGCCGAATTGGTACAAGCTGCCGGTTATGCAATCCATGAAGTACACGCAGTTGAACGTATCGACTAACGCGAACGTCCTGCCGTTGGCGACGAACAGATCGTGACCGTCAATCCACTTCTTCTTGCTCTCGGGCGTCAGCGTCGGAGTAAAGCATTCACCGTCCGATGCAAGGTTCAGTCCTGCTGCCAGTTTTATACGATGCATTTCTTGCACTCCTTTTGCTTTTTAGTGGATCCGCATTTCGGGCATGTCGTGCGGTACTTCTGCACCCGCGCCTGGTAGCGTCGGCTGCGGGCTAACGCACTCTCGCGTTCTGTTGTTTCCACGCGCTCAACTTTCTCGCGTCCTTCAGACAAGTTTTGCACCATGATGAAAGTGTCCCAAATTTAGTTAGGTAGAAGTTGTTTGGTCTTTGATGCTTCGCGCAGCATGTGCATTCTTTTGAACGTGATGCCTCGTTGCGTCGAGCGTTACGGTTTCCCGGTCGGGCGTTTGGATGCATCATTCTTTACCGGTTGCGGTGCTGGTTTATCAAAAGTACCGTAAGCAAGAAGGCAAAACACAGTAGCCAGAGCAACAACAGCGGCACATGCGAACCCCGCCGCAAAGCCCCGGTGCCAGCCAGTCGAATGCGCTTGCTCATATTCGTCTATCGAATTTATGTTCACGCTCCCCTCCTGTGCAACCGAATCAGCTTGTTGTGCATCGCCCCGGATCGCGTCAGGTGCGTGGATTCTTGGCAACGGACCATCTTCCCGTCCATCAGGCAAGCACCGACGCGAGGCCGGGTTCTCGGGATGGACCGGATAGCACGTTCAAGGGGCGTCTGAGCGTAAGCGTAGCGTTTAGACTTCATTCCCCCCTCCATGTCCCTGTGAACTGCATCGCTCTCCCGCAGCATCGCGGGGCGGTCATCGTGTAGGTGTTCGGCATCGGCACCCATTGCTGCTTACCGCATTTACACGCGAATAGGCCGGTCATTTCCTTCTCCGTATCCAGTCAAGCAATGGCAGTAAAGCCAATCCGCGCATAAATCCATGCCAGAAATACTTAGAGGGCCACTTCATTCCCCCACCCCCGCATCGCGCAGCGCCTCGGCGTGTAGCACTCTCAAGTCTTCTGTCCCGCGCCCGTAGGCTGCGTCCTCAAAGTCTCGCAGCGCCGCCCTGAGCCGCTCAAGCTCTGCGCTGAAAATCTCAGCCGCAGCATCTGTCCCGTCATTCCAGCCCTCATCGTAAGATGACAGCGGTCCACCGTCGCCCCTGTACAGGTCGCGGATGGCAAACCTTAACTTTATTTCGTTCATTTGCACACCACGCGGATTTCTGCCGCGGGCTTGTCTTTCAGCGTATTAACGCAGCGCAACTGCTGCTCTTGACTAATCAGTATCGCCCCAAAAAACATCGCTATACCCGCCAGTACCGCAATAACAACAGGCCAGTCATTGCTCATTTCATCCCCCCAATTTGTGCGTACGTGATCACTTTTGCGTCGGCCTTCATCAGCCGCGCCCGTACCTTCTTGCGGTCCTCGATCAGATTGTTTTGCTCGGCTTCCAACTCATCAAGTCTTTGCTGGAGGTACTGAGACTGCCCCCACCAGTAGTGCCACAAGAAACGGTTTACTAGGTTCATTTCGCTGTCCTTTTTTAGAGTTAAACCGCAACTAACAATTCAGTCGGTTCCACTTATCCCGAGCAAGCTGCGGCGATTGCTCCCCGTCTTGGTGCGGTCCAATCGCCCGACAGACGCCGCAGCATACAGCCCAAATGCTGACCTCAATCTCGTCAACTGATGGATCTGGCTCTTTGCAGAACGGACAAGGCAGAACCCGCTCCCGTTCAGCTTTCGCCATTGCGATTGCGTCCTCGCGCTCGTTGTATTCGCGCTCAAGTCTGGCAAATGCGTTGCTGCTCATTTGGTTTTCCTTTTGGGGCGGGTGCAAATAATGTCTGGTTTTGATTTCCACGGCAGATCGTCAACCAAATCGGCAAATGAATCAATTTGAACGCTTGGCCTGATTTCGGCATCCATCTCGATCTTCAGAGCAGTCGCCAGATCATCGCCGAGCATCGCCTTGTCCTGGCAGTCTGTGATTTCTTGGCTTGAGTACACCGGCTGTTGGAACTCTTTTTCTGTCAGCTTGTTCCTATACGTCAGAAGATTATTCTCGTTTGCGTCTACCAGCTCCGCGAACCTGCCCATCAACACCGGGATGTGGCGGTGGTCCCGGCACCCCTGGCGCTGTTCCGGCACCGTCAGATCCCGCTTATGCTCGGCGCAGCTCCATTTCCCATCGCCGTCCAGCTCGGGCGTCGAGTGGGCGCAAGTCCTGCAATTCACCTGCGGCGCCTCGGTCGCGTAACATTGATCCTTGAACCGGCAGTATTTGCAGGAAAAATACTCCGCATTCTCACCGAGCGTGATTGCAGGTTCATTCCCCGTCACAATCCGGTGCGCCCGGTCATACAGCCGGTCAAACTCTTTCCTGTCAAACTCGATGCGCTCGCTGTGGATGTCGTCCGTGTCCTTGTTGACCACTAGATACATGGCTCTGTCCAGACCGGCCCACCCCATATACAATTGCATTTGCGACCAATGTTGCGGCTTGGACTCCTTTACCCCTTTTTTTACCATTGCGGAAAAACTCTTGGCGTTCGCGGTCTTGAATTCCAAGACATGCCACGTTTTCGGGGCTTCCGGCAATCCCAGAGCCGCACCGTCCATGCTCCCGCCCACATGCCCACCAACCGCGCTAAATCGCCATTGCTGGCCCTTCTCGTCCCGGTCTGATACCTCGACCCCAATCGCTCGCAAGTTGGCGATCAGGCGCGGTTCTGCGAGCTGACCGGACTCAAACAGCCGCAACATCCGGCCATCAAAGTCGGGCTGTTTGGCCCACCGAAAACTGAGCCACAAGTACCGCTCGCACTCGTGACCGAGTTCAGACGCCCCGAGGTGGGGGCGCTGCCCCGCCTCCGCAGTCTTCTCGTACTGACTGAAGATAGCGGCGGCGGTTGAGTTTTGACGCTCGGGCAGCGCGGTCATCTTATTTCTTAGCCCACGGCTGACGAGCCGCACCGGCAGGCTTGGGCGTAGGTTTCAGCGCCTCGGGCAGATCCAGCGCCAGGTTGCTCGGGGCGTAGCCCTTAATCTTGTTCCCGATCGATTCGTTGACCGGGTTCCTTTCCTGCACCACGTCCACCATCAGCGGAATGTTGTGCAGATCCTCGCTGTCGTCAAGGGGCCAGGCCACACCGGTCGATTGGCAGATCGCAGCCAACTCCCGATACGCGATCTCCTCGGCAGTTTTATTGGGATTGGACACGTTTAGCCGGGTCCAGAGCTTGCGCCCCTTAGCCGAGTTCCCGACCACTTCAAACGTAAGCTGGAGGTACTGGCCGGTCCCGGCTTTCGTGTCTTTCAGTTCCGAGTCGGTGACGATCACCTCATACCGTCCCGGCTCAAGGGCCGAGAAGTTCTGTTGAGGTTCGATTGTTTCCGGCATTTGCAACGTTTTAAGATTCGCCATGATTCAACTTCCTTTTGGTTTGGTTGGTTTTACTGCTTTGGTGCTGCGGGCGCCGACATCGCCGTAACAAATGCTTGCCAATCCAGCGGCATAGCATCCGGCAGCGAATAACGGTTTTTTGCGAGATAAGCCGGGCGCTCGGCGGTGTACATCAGCCGCTCGCCTGTGGTTATTCCTCGCGTAACTTTCTGGTTAAATCCGACATCCGAGGATTTAACGATCGTCTTGTAATTTGCGAAAAACACGCAATCAGCCCACTCCTGCACCAGAGCTGACGACCTGGCTTGCAACTTTGGCTGGTATCTTTCATAAGGTTCAACTTCAGGCGAGTCGAACCGTTTTATCTCGCAATGGGCCAACATGATGACCGCCATCCCCTTTGCTCGCAGGCTGTTCAAGCCGTCGAGCACCTTGCGCCAGTAGTCGGCGGCAATCACGCTGCCTTTGCCATAAGCCAAGTCTTTCGCGTCGTATTTGGTATTGATGGTTTCCCAGATCAGGTTATCAAGCCAGTCGAGGCTATCGATCACGACGGTCTGATAGTCGTGGTCGCCTTGCAAGGCTTTAAGCGCGTCCTGCACATCATCAAACGACTTGGCAAGCGGGAAGTGTTCGACCTCAAGCTGGCCCAGACCGTCCTCAGTCAAGATGAAGATCGGCGCCGGGGCGCCTGCACCAAAGGTGGTCTTGCCCAACCCATGCGGGCCGTACAGCATGATCCTCGGAGGAAGGATGTCCTTGTTCCTCTTTATTGCTTTAAGATCAATCGCCATTATTTTTTACTCCAGATTAGGATTGAGAAACAAATCACCGCGCCGATGGCGCAGGCGTAAGAACAGACCTCGGAGATGCTCATTCGTTATCCGCGTATTCGGCGGCGAGATCCGCAATCCAATGCGAATCTTGCAGATGCTTGATGAGCATCGCCTCAACTGTCTTGCGCTCACGATCGCGGCGATTCTTTAGCGCCGTGTCGTTGCTGCTCAACGAGGCGACGTACATCTCTGCTGCGTAGCTTGAATCGCGGTGTTCGTCAAGGTAGTCGTACAGGTCGAATTGCGCCCGACCGTTCTTGGGCCATTGGCCGTACTCAAGGATGCTATCAACCACCTCGTCGAGCGCCAGCTCGTAATGACGCTGCGTGGGCTGCTTGAGGGAATAGCCCTGAAGAGGCCCGCAGATCAAGCAGTCTGTCGCCCCGCACATGCACCGTTCGGCGGTCATGCTGCCACCTGCTCAGCTGCGTCGCGGATTTCGTAGAACTTGGCAAGAGCCAATTCAAAAGACTCCGGCCTTGCCAAAACTTTGCCAGTCTTGCGGTCTTGTATTTCGTAGGAGTAGTGGTCGCGCTGCCAAAGCACTAACGACTTGTGCGACTGTATGAAGTGAACTGTTTGCATTTGTTTCTCCGGTCGGTTGGTTAGGTGCTGCGGGTACAGAACGGACAATAATGGACTATTTGCATCATGTCAACAATTATTTTATCCCCCTCCTCTAAAAGTCTTATTTGACACTTGACAGGGCGTAGTCTAGAGTGCGCGTTTGCAACTTGTCAACAAGGAAACGCAATGTATTTATCAATGAACGCTGCCGCTGCCCGACTGGGCATCACCCGGCAATGGCTCTGGAAACTGGCCCGAGCTGGCAAGATCACGACCCTGCCACTTGCCGGTCGAAATGTGGTTGTTTTTGACGACGTATTCAAGGCCGAGGAGAAGCGGCGCAGGAAGGCGGCGAAATGAAACCCTACCGAATAAAAGTCAGCATCCGAAACAACCTCCTGCTCAACGCCATCGAGGAGCAGGGCTACCCGACCGTCGCGGCATTTGAGCGTGCGATGGGCGTGTCTACGGGCCGGATGAACGCCCTGGTATCCATGCGAGTCGCCCCGCTGCTTGATTCCGGCGAGTTCTCGAAAGAGGCAAAGATGGCGATGGAGGTGCTCGGCGCCGCGCCCACCGACCTCTGGACAGAACAGCAGCTCACGATCAAATTGAACCGCAATTCCGGGGAGCGCGAAATTGATGCGGATCTTGTGCATCACCTGCTCGAGCAGCGCAGTCAGATGGAGTATCTGCCCAGTCCCGAGGACCATCTGCTTGAGCGCGAAACCAATCAATTAGTGGACGACCTGCTCAATAAAATCAGGCCGCGTGAAAAAGACGTTCTAATAAGCCGATTTCAGAATGACGAAACATATGATGAGGTCGGAAAAAAGATGGATGTCTCACACGAGCGGGTTCGACAGATTGAAGCCACCGCATTGCGTAAATTACGCCATCCGGCCAAGCTGGAAGTTCTCAACAAGTCCGGGTTGATTAAAAAACACAAATTTGGGTGGGTAACGCTCGATGACTGACGCTCGACCGGCAAAGCACTTCATTATTGGAGGAAAGTTATGAGCGCGAGATGGTATGACGACGAACACGGACAAGCTCTGGCGCGAAACACAGATCCAGACACCAGCCACGCAGCCGCAGCGTCTATTGATGCGCTAAATCTGTGCCTCAAGGTCTACGAGGTCATGGCTCAATATGGGACTGACGGCTGTATTGCCGACGATGTTGGGAACTCTTTGCCCCAAATTAAAAGCAACAGTCTCACGCCGCGTTACCGGCAAATGATTGACGCCGGAATGATTGAGGTGACGGGTGAGCGACGCCAGGGGAATTCAAGGCGCTATCAGCAGGTCAGGCGAATACTGCCGCCCCCGTTTATTCCGATAGCCAGCAAATTGTCGTCTCGTGACGAGCTGGTGAATGCGCTGGAGCAGATGATTAATGTGTTTTACGATCATCGCAAAAGAGGTTTGCAGGAAATGCAGACGATCGAACAGGCTATCAGAGTATTTAGGCGCTCACGGGGAGGCAACACATGACTGACGAAACGAACACCGTGATCGAGATCCACCCGAAAGTGCTGATCGACGCCGCCCTCAAATACGCGGAGCGCGGCTTTCGCGTACTCCCCCTGCACACGATCAAAGGCGGGATGTGTTCCTGCGGGGACAAGGACTGCCGGTCCCCTGCCAAACACCCTTTGACGCCACACGGTGCACAGGACGCCAGCTCGGACGAGATGACCATCCGGGGCTGGTGGTCCAAATGGCCCCAAGCCAATATCGGCCTTGCAATGGGCGACTCGGGCTGCGTGGCCCTCGATGTCGATACCCGGAACATGGGACACCTCACCTGGGAGCAGCTCATCACAGAGAACGGTGAGCTGCCCGAAACACCCACGCAGCGAACCGGCAACGGCTGCCATTACCTCGTCCGAATCGACCCCGCCGCAATCCCCCGCGTGCGCGGCAAGCTCGGCCCCGGCATCGACATCAAAGCCAACGGCTACATCGTGGCAGAACCCTCTATCCACCACTCAGGGCGTCGCTACGCTTGGGACGATGGTCTGGACGTACTGCAAGGCTTCATGCCCGCCCAAGCCCCCGTATGGCTTGCCCGGATGCTTGTCGAACCTCTGGGCGACTCTGCCGCCCCCTCCGGCCCCAACCTCGGCGTCATCACCCTCCCCGTCCAGCTCCGCGAAGCCGCCGACGCCCTCACCCACCTCGACTCCGACGACTACCATCAATGGATCGAGGCAGGGATGGCCCTGCACGCTACCGGCTTGGGCGATGCCGCTTACCAAGTCTGGGTGGACTGGTCGCAGACCTCGCCAAAATTTGCCCACAAGGAACAACGCGCCAAGTGGGTGAGCTTTGGGCGTAACCGGCAGGCGGGCGTGACCATCAAGACCATTTTCTCCCGCGCTCAAGCGATTGGATGGATTAATCCGATGACCGGCACCGGCTCCGCACCCGATAAAATAATTACCGCTGAAAACCATCCGTTCGCTAATTTCCTCCCTTACGCGATCGGCGACCTGGAACCGGACGAGTTTATATTTGACGACATTCTGATTGCCGGGGTCACCCTGCTCGCCGGGTTCACCGGCATCGGCAAGACCACCGCGCTGGTGCCGCTGATGACCCGAGCTGCTCATTTGTGCGATCCAGCCGACCCGCTGCACCCGATACTGCGCCGCCGGGTGATCTACGTCAGCGAGGACCCCAAGCAAGTAATCCGCGTCCTGACCTCAATGCGGCTTTCCGGCGAATTGATAGCAACCGACGCCGAAATTAGCGAATGGTTCAAAATAGTCCCTGCAAAGCGGATGGACGCCGGATCTATTGTTCAGGTTCACCAGATCTACGAAACCCTGACCCACCGAAATATTGACCCAGAAACCGGCGTTTCGCACGACACCAAGCCCATTGTCGTTTTTGACACCTCAAACGCAACCATCGATCTGGAAAACGAATCCGACAATTCCGAGGTCGGTCGGTGCATCTCAACCCTAAAAGGCGAATTCGGCGGCATCCCGGTCATAATTGTCGCGCATCTCGCCAAAACCCTCAAAAAGGCTGACATTTCCGATATGACCAGCCGAGGCGCCGGCGCCTGGGAGGGCGACGTCAATCAGGTTCTTTACATGACCAAAGAGGATGACGGTGGCCGCTGGCTGGATGTTTTGCAGGCCAAGCACCGCTTCGTCACCCGAGCCGATGGCATCCTGTTTGAAGCCGTTCAGACCGAAACCAGCGGGTTTGATATTCTCGGACGCGCCAAAACAATATCCCTTCTGCATTGCCACCCCGAGATTGTTGAGAAAGGCGGCAGGGAAGTTATCCAGCAGGCCGCAAAACAGGCTAAGGACGAAGAACGCGAGGCGATGGGTAGGATGATTCGGGCCGACCGAAAGAAGCGCGTGGTGGTCATTTTGGACGCGTTAGAGTTTGGGGAATACAAGACCATGAGCGAGATTAATGATGCGCTTGGCGGTAAAAAAGAGCTTAACGTCAACCTTGTGACAAAAATGGTTGAGGGCGGGGAAATCGAGCAATTCGTGCCAAAAAATAAACGAGATTCACATCACACTAAATGCTTTAGATTGGCCGTAAAAGCCGCCGATGAATACGATAATTTAAGCAATGGCCGTTAGGGAACAGCAGGGAACAACTGCCTATTTTTTAGGCAATAAGCTGCTGTTCCCTGCTTGCTGTTCCCCCTACAGGGAAAAACCTCGGGAACAGCAGCTTTTGTGCTGCCGTTCCCGATTAACCCGCAGTCTAGGGAACAGCAGGGAACAGCAGGGAACAGCAAGAATTAAAAGGAGCGTTTTTTGATGAGAAGAGCCGCCAAAGTTGACGCAAACCACACCTCCACCGTCGCCGCCTTTCGCAAGCTCGGATGCTCGGTTCTGTCCCTCGCCAGTCTAGGTCGAGGCGTCCCCGACCTGCTGGTCTCCCTCGGCGGGATCACTTGGCTCGTCGAGGTCAAAATGCCCAAAGGCAAAGAGACCGCCGACCAGATCCTTTTCTTCTCAAACTGGAAAGGGTGCCGCGCTCTTGTTCGGGATCTCGACGGCGTCCTGACCGTGGTCCGGTCCCTTCAAGAACAGTCCGACCGGCTGCGCCCTCTTGTTTGACACAGCAACCACCCAATGCTACAAAGCACCGTGGCTAACTATTTGTCCCCCGAAGACGATCCGGTCAATCTCCTCGCAGCCAGGATGAATCCAAATATTGCAGTCCAAGGCGCCAAAGCCCGCGCAAGCATGGCCCCGCCCACCTCGATCATGGACCCGCGCTATGCGGCATGGAAAAAGAGCCAGGACGACGCCGAGCTGCTCATGCTTATGAGCGATATTGCATTTTCAGCAGTCCCACTAGCCGGGCCAGCAGCCCGCGGCGCTATGGCAACAGGTCGGGCGTTGGCTCCGACCGCGGGCAGAATGACCGAGAATTATCTGGTGCGGTCGGGCGGCATCTTGCCGATGGTTTCATCACCATCAGATCTACCAAAACCGTCAACAATGAGATTGTTTCATAGGTCACCACAACAAAACCTTGTTGAAGTTAACAAAAGCGGAAGATTTGGTGGAATTTTTGCGGGAAGCGATCCTGAATCTGCTATTGGACTTTCACCAAGAAAAACATTTATACATTACGCTGATGTTCCAGAAAATTTAATAGCTGATAGTTCCGCTTTAATAAATGCTTCAGAAAACAAAATTAACGTTGCCAACAATGCAATCAAAAATAGTATTGACCCCAAATATCATCAACAAGAAAATATTGAGGCTATAAAAGATTTGGCATTAAATGATAGAAATATATTTAAAATGTTTGATCCAAACACAAACAAACCCACAGAAGAATTGCAATCAATATTTAAAGCGTTGGGGACAGATGATTTGGGAGAAGTAAGTTGGGAGTTGCAAAAAATACGCGGATCAATTGCAAAAGAGTTGGGGTTCAAAGCAGTCACAATGTCAGATGAACAAGGTCTTTCGTACTTTTTGACTCCAGGAACAAAATTAAAAGCAGGAAAAGGTGAATAAATGACCGCAGCATGGACTCGCAAAGAAGGAAAGAACCCCGCCGGTGGCCTCAATGCCAAAGGCCGCGCCTCCTACAAAGCCGAGACTGGCGGGACGCTCAAGCCGCCCGTCAAGTCTGGCGACAATCCACGCCGAGCCTCATTTCTTGCTAGGATGGGCAATATGCCCGGCCCCGAAAAGAAACCCAACGGCGAACCTACCCGCCTCGCGCTCTCTCTGAAAGCATGGGGCGCCAGCTCCAAGGCCGATGCCAAGTCCAAGGCCGCGGCAATCTCGGCAAGAAACAAGAAATGATGTTCCACGTGAAACGGGACCACCATTGAAGATTGAACAGGTAAAGATTGATGCGCTGATTCCTTACGCCAGGAACAGCCGCACCCACTCCGATGCGCAGGTCGCCCAAATCGCCGCCAGCATCAAGGAATTCGGCTTTACCAATCCCGTCCTGATCGACGAGACAGGCAGCATCATTGCCGGCCACGGGCGCGTTATGGCGGCGCGTAAGCTGGCAATTACTGACGTACCAAGCATCCGGCTCACTCACCTCACCGACGCTCAGAAGAAAGCCTACGTCATCGCCGACAACAAACTGGCCCTCAACGCCGGTTGGGATGACGAAATGCTTGCGGTCGAACTGTCCGACTTGAAGGACATGGGATTCGACTTAGACCTGACCGGCTTTAGCACCGACGAGATCGAGGCTCTGCTGGCTCCGACAGGGACGGAGGGGCTGACAGACGAGGATGCTGTGCCGGATGTGCCTGAGGCTCCTGTGACCGTCTTGGGGGATGTTTGGCTGTTGGGAAAGCACCGGGTTATGTGCGGCGACTCGACCAGCATTGATGCGGTTGAGAAGCTGATGGATGGCGCGAAGGCTGAGTTATGCTTTACATCGCCTCCTTACAACTTGGGCGATTCGGTTGCTTTGCGAAACGGAGCGAGAAAAGGCAAAAAGTCTGCATACAACGATTTCAACGATGATTCCAATTGGTCAAATTTGATGATTGGGTTTATCAATAACGCTATGTTGAATGCCAATGTTATCTGTGTAAACGTGCAAATGCTAGCAGGGAATAAATTTGATTTGCTTAAATTATTTGGGACTTATTCTGAAAATACTATTGATATAGGCATTTGGTCAAAAACAAACCCACCGCCAGCGATGGCTGATGGGGTAATGACTTCGGCGTTTGAATTTATGTGGTTTTTGTCAAACGAAGAAAAACCCAACAGACGAATTAAAACATCCAATTTTGAGCGTGGCACATTTTCTAATGTGTTTTCAAATGGTACGGCTAGCGGTCATGATGCAAATGTTCATGGTGCAGTTTTCCCGTCAAAGATTGCAGAGCATTACGTTTCCAAGTGTTCGCCAATTAATTCTTTAATCCTTGATTTATTTGGTGGCACAGGAACAACCCTAATCGCCTGTGAGAAAACAGGCCGCATCAACCGCAGCATGGAACTAGACCCAAAATACTGTGATGTAATCGTCCAACGCTGGCAGGAATTCACCGGACAGACAGCAACGCTGGAATCAAATGGTAATCCGTTCATTTCATTGAAGAAAGCCGCGTGATTCCGCGTTCTTAAAAAGAATGTCATTTATCAAACCTCACAGACCAACGGACAAAACAAGGCAACAAGCACAGAGTGCCTCGGGCCTCGGCTTGCCTCAAGATCAGATCGCCGCGCTGATCGGCATCGCCCCTGACACGCTCCGCAAGCACTACGACCTTGAGCTTGGACTGGGCAAGGCTCAAGCCTCGGCCGCGGTCGCCAAGACCTTGTTCAACAAGGCCACGGTCGGCCAGGACACCACCGCGATGATCTGGTGGACCAAAGCCCAAATGAAGTGGTCAGAGACCATGCGGCAGGAGGTCACCGGCAAGGACGGGGGCGGCATCGTGATCCATATCAGCAACCAGGACACCGACCTTGTTTAGCGCCACAGCAGCCCAAAGCAGGGCCACCGGCCTGATGACCGGCGATGCCAAGCACATCATGCTCGTGGGCGGTTCACGGTCAGGCAAGACCTTCGTGGCGCTCCGGGCGCTCATCATCCGGGCAACCTTGGCGCCCAAGTCGCGCCACGTCGTCCTGCGGTTTCGGTTCAATCACGTCAAGTCCTCGGTCATCCTCGACACTTTTCCGAAGGTAATGGCGCTCTGCTTTCCGCAGCTCACCTACACCCTCGACAAGACCGACTGGTACGCAACCCTGCCGAACGGCTCCCAGATCTGGTTCGGCGGGCTGGACGACAAAGACCGCACCGAGAAGATTCTCGGGCAAGAGTACTCCACCATTTTCTTCAACGAGTGCAGCCAGATACCCCTTTCGGCCCGCAATATGGCCGTCACACGCCTCGCGCAGAACTGCACGGCAGTCGTGGGAAACCAGCAGCGGCAGATGCGCCTGAAGGCGTTCTACGACTGCAACCCGCCCTCGATGGCGCATTGGACCTACAAGATGTTCGTCAAGAAGATCGAGCCGGAATCAGGCAAAGCCCTGGCTGACCTGACAAACTTCTCCATGATGACCATCAACCCGCGGGACAACCTCGAGAACCTCCCGCCCGACTACATCAAGGAGCTGGAGAACCTGCCGACCCGGATGCGCCTGCGGTTCCTTGAAGGCAAATTTGCAGACGTGGCCGCGGGCGCACTCTGGAACGTCGAGATGATCGACACCCACCGCGAGACCTCCGGCCTGCCGGACATGCTTCGCGTCGTAGTCGCGGTCGATCCTTCCGGCAGCGGCGACACCGACAACGCCGGGAACGACGAGATCGGCATCGTGGTCGCCGGTCTGGGCATCGACGGTCGCGCCTACGTCCTCGAGGATTGCACCATGAAGGCAGGTCCGAGCGTCTGGGCCAACGTCGTTGCAACCGCCTACGACCGGCACGCCGCCGATTTGGTCGTTGCTGAAAAAAATTATGGTGGTGAAATGGTCCGGCATGTGATAAAAAGCGCAAATCCACACCTAAAATGCGAGTTAATCAACGCATCGAGAGGCAAAGCTGTGCGAGCAGAACCCGTTTCGGCATTGACTGAACAAGGCAAGATCCGGTTCGGCGGGACGTTTCCCGAGCTTGAAGATGAGCTTTGCTCGATGACCACCAACGGTTACATGGGCGATCGCAGCCCCAACCGCGCCGATGCGTTCGTCTGGGCCATGACCAAGCTGTTCCCTGGCATTATCAAGACCGATGCCAAGGCGCAGCGGAAGCACGTCATGCCGACCCAAAACATAAACCGCGGTGCAACCAGCTGGATGGGGGCTTGAATGAAAAACGGACTGTACGCAAACATCAAAGCCAAGCAAGACCGGATCGCGGCGGGCAGTAAAGAGAAGATGCGTAAACCCGGCGCTGCCGGCGCACCGACCGCCAAGGCGTTCAAAGAATCGGCGAAAACGGCCAAGAAAGGTAAATGATGCCTCTCGTCAAGTCGCCGAGCAAAGAAGCCTTCCGCAAGAACATCAAGGCCGAGGTCGCCGCGGGCAAGCCCGTGAAGCAGGCGGTCGCCATTGCGTATTCGGTCAAACGCAAAGCCAAGAAATGAATGAACTGTACGCTGCCGGGTACGCGATACCTCTGTACGGCCCCCGCACCCACACCTGGCGCCACTACGACCGCGAGATTACGCTGCCGCACGGCGCGGTGCCGGTCGCGGAACGTGATGGCGTGCCGTGTGCGCTATGGGCTGACGTGCAGAAGGCGGTGAAGTAGTGGCCTATCAAAACACGGGCATCAACGAAGCCGGCGCCGTATCCAGCGGCGGCACCAAGCGTGACCGTGACAACGGCGACATGCTTGCCACTATGCGGACTCGCCTCACGATGGCGATCGCCGCGTATTCGGATTCCCGCGAAGACGAACTGGACGACCTGCGCTTCCGCGCAGCCTCGCCCGACAACCAATGGCAATGGCCGGCTGATGTGCTGGCTACCCGCGGCTCGGTCCAAGGCCAGACGATCAACGCCCGTCCCTGCCTGACGATCAATAAGCTCCCGCAGCATGTGCTGCAAGTGACCAACGACCAGCGGCAGAACAGGCCGAGCGGCAAGGTTATCCCCGCGGATGACAAGGCCGACGTAGAGGTCGCCGAGATATTCAACGGCATCGTGCGCCACATCGAGTACATCTCCGATGCGGACGTGGCCTACGACACGGCCTGCGACAACCAAGTAACTTTTGGTGAGGGGTACTTCCGTATCCTGACCGAGTACTGCGACGAGAACACCTTTGAGCAGGATCTGCGGATCGGGCGTATTCGGGACAGTTTTAGCGTCTACATGGACCCGACGATCCAAGACCCGTGCGGATCGGATGCCGAGTGGTGCTTCATCAACCAAGAAATCACCAAAGACGATTACGAACGGCAGTTCCCTGACGCGGCAACCCTGTCCAGCCTTGCCTACGGCGTGGGCGACGGACAACTGAACGCATGGATCAACCAGGACACGGTGCGGATCGCCGAGTATTTTTACATCAAGCACGAAGCCAAGACGCTGAACCAGTACCACAGCGGCATCACCGCGATGAAGGGGTCGCCCGAGGCCAAAGAAGCTGAAATGATGGGCCTGTTGCCTATCAAGACGCGGGATGTGGACGTTCGGACGGTCAAATGGTGCAAGACCAACGGTTTTGAGGTGCTGGAGGAACGCGACTGGGCGGGCAAGTACATCCCCGTCATCCGCGTGATCGGCAACGAATTTGAGATTGATGGCCGGATGTACGTCAGCGGTCTGGTGCGAAATGCCAAGGACGCGCAGCGGATGTACAACTACTGGGTCAGCCAAGAGGCCGAGATGCTGGCGCTGGCCCCGAAAGCGCCGTTCATCGGCTACGGCGGGCAGTTTGAGGGCTACGAGCAGCAATGGAAGACGGCCAACATCAACAACTGGCCGTACCTTGAGGTCAACCCGGATGTGACCGATGGACAGGGCGGTCCTTTGCCTCTGCCTCAACGCGCACCGCC